GATTCTGGTCACAGATATTTGGTATTGCTTTTAGTAACAAGCGTTGGTTGCATTTCTTCATGTTATTTGTTCCTGTCATGGGTCTTTGGACTTCCAGCATTGGTATCATTGGTCTTGCCCTTAATCTTCGTGCTTACGACTTTGTAAGTCAGGAGATTCGGGCAGCAGAGGATCCTGAGTTTGAAACATTCTATACTAAGAATATTCTTCTTAATGAGGGACTTCGTGCTTGGATGGCACCAGTAGACCAACCTCATGAGAACTTTGTGTTCCCTGAGGAAGTCTTGCCTAGAGGTAACGCTCTATGATATACTGGGAGGGGAAACCCTCCTTTTTTAATGATTAGTTCAGAGACTCCTTACAAGTTGGCAGAGATTATTAGGGATACTTGGCCACAACTTTACAGACCACTAAAGGTTGATTATAATAAGCAAAAGACTTCCAAAAATGAAAAAGTACAATGAAGAATACTTTTCAGTTCTAGATAAAAAGACTGGAAAGAAACTTTTAGATTGTGGTGATGAGGTTGATGCTGTTGCGATGGTTTCCTTTGACCCACAAAATAGGACATACACGCGCAATAAGTTTTTGATGGGACCTGTTGTTGATGTTGAGATACCAAAACATCTTCCCACTTCAAACATTCAAGTTTCAAACATGAAGGAGAATGGTTGTGCTCCAAGAAAAGAACAACTACCAGATGCTGGACCTTTAAAACTTAAACAAGATGATAGGATTCCAGTTAACGCTAAATAACTTTCAGTTTTATTCAAACTATGAAATTTACAGTTTATTCAAAAGACGGTTGCCCATATTGCACAAAAGTTGAGCAGGTGCTACAATTAGCAGAACTACAGTATGTAGTTTACAAATTGAATAAAGACTTTACTAGAGAAGAATTTTATTCTGAATTTGGTCAAGGATCTACTTTCCCTCAAGTAATTGTAGATGACCAACACATTGGTGGTTGCTCCGATACTGTTCAATACCTTCAGGAGAAAAATCTAGTTTAATGGATAACAATTTTCACGAAGTTTGCGGCGATGTTCAGAAAGCTATTGACTACGCTTTCAATGGACAATTTGTTCTGAAGTTTTATGATTATTTAAAAGTTCGTGGGACTAAAAAAATTGAGGTTGATAAATTTATTGGAAGTTCTACTGCGAATGAAATCAACAATCTTGTAATTGATTTGGATGATTACCTTGAGGGGGGTGCTGATGAAATTCACAAACAACTTCGTGAAGGATATGGGCATATTCCAAAACCGCAAGCAAGAAAAATTAGAAATTACCTATCTGGTATCTTAGAAGATGCCCAGAAGTATAGTTATGATAAACGACCAGGAAGACGGAAAAAGGAAACTAAATAAAAATGAACCCCAGATTAATCGGGGTGTTGAGTTATTACTACGCAATAGGAGGAGAAGATCAGAAAAACCAAAAACTTTTCAAGTGAAGTTTGGTAAGATGATCTCTCTGTTCCGCCGAGAGTTTCATTTCTTTATAGAATTTCACTTTGATGTCAGAAAAAAATAAACTCTCTGGAGAAAAAAATGTTAGCAGTAACTCTCACCATCGGAACATTAGTCTCAATTATGTTCTTTTTTGTTGGAGGTGTGGTAGGATGGTTAGCAAAGGAGCATTTCTACCAAACTTCTCCTGTTTATACACACCCAGAGATGTTTGATTCAAATGGGAATGTAATACCCGACGAAATTTTAGCTGTGAGATTTGAAAACGATTATGACTACGACGAAGACGAAGAAGACGATTGAGACTCCAATTGAAACTCTTCCAACTAACCCTTTTGTTTTTGAAATACTAGAACTTGTTTCAAAACAAAGAAGTAACGCAAAGAAAGTAGAAGTTCTTAAAGCATATGAACATGACTCTATAAAGAGTATTTTCATTTGGAACTTTAATGAAACTGTAATCAGTCTTCTTCCAGAAGGAGATGTTCCTTATGCTAATGCGGATGAGCAGTCTGTTTATTCTGGAACTTTATCAGATAATCTGGCAAGAGAAGCTTCTGGTGGTGAGTCTGCTACAGGACAAGATTTAAATGGTAGAGGTCGTACTTCTCTCCGTAGAGAGTATCAGAACCTTTATCATTATGTTCAGGGAGGTAATACTGGACTCTCTACCATCCGTAGGGAGATGATGTTTATTAATCTTCTTCAGGGTCTTCATCCTAAAGAAGCAGAAGTACTAATCCTTACAAAGGATAAGAGACTGTCAAATAAATATAAAATAAGTCACGAGAATGTGAAAGAAGCATATCCCGATATTCAATGGGGTAATCGTTCATGACAGTTGTAACTGATATGGAGAAAGATATGGCAGAGTATGGAAAAGAAGATAAATCTATTGTTTCTGCCAATTATGGATGTGAGATTCTTTTAGAAAAAACATCCATTGAAAAGGCAAAGGACAAATCTTTTCCAAGTGATGCTTATCTTATTTGGTATGATATGGATGGAAAAGAAGAAGTTGATTTGGTAAGAGGATCTAGAGTTCGTATTTTTGATATGTACTATGACAAATACGGTCCTGGTGCTGTTAAAAAAATTGATTTTGGATATGGTAGAACTAACCCTAAACTTTGGGGATTGAAACAACCAGAAAAGAAAAAAAGAAAATGAGTGAAGGATTTAAGGGCTTTGCTAAGACGGAAGATAAAAAATTCCGTCTTTACATTAAGAATAGTGAAGTAGATAAACTAATTAAAGATTATAAAAATCTCAAAAAATATCAGAAATCTTCTATATTTGAGATTGAAAAGTTATCTGGTAAAGAAACAAAAATAGATAAACTAATAAACAAATATGGGATAGACTCAGAAGCAATAGAATAATGGGAAAGCACTACTTACTTAATTTGTACGGATGCTCGTTTGTCCTTTTGGACGACGAGCGTTGTCTTATAGACCTCTTAGAGAACGCAGCAGTTGCTAGTGGCGCTACTGTGGTTCAGACTATCTCAAAGAAGTTTGATCCACAGGGAGTCACTGTAATTTGTCTATTGTCTGAGAGTCATATTAGCATTCATACCTGGCCAGAGGAAGGTAAGGCAGCAGTAGATGTTTATACCTGTGGAGATTGTAATCCAAAAATTGGATGCGATATAATCATCCAACAACTTTACGCTCAAAATCATACACTAAGTTATATTGAGCGTTAACTAAATACACTATATCTGGAGGAGTTTATGCTCTCTACACAGTATCGTTTGCGTCTTGAAGCAATCTGTGAACGTATTGTAACAGGCGAATCCGTAGAGTTGAGTGATATGATATGGGCAGAGAAGCTAGCGAAGTCTAATCGTTCTGCTGCTACCATTCTTAGACAAGCAAGACGCAAAGCAGAAAATCCAGAAATGACTGAAGATAGTTTAGATGGATTTCTAAATGCGTTGGATATTGGTGGAACTGGAAATGAACGATTTGGTGTTCGTGGATTTGAAACGATAGATGATATTGTAGATTTCTTTACAGAAGATAAACCAGATGATTGGAGACAGAGAGATTAAACTGTAACAGAAGTTACAAAATTATTTGACTATATAAAATCAATAGGGATATGATAATCCCTTAACGTTCATCTGTATTATCAGACGGAAGTAAGCCGACGCGGAACGGATCGTTCATTCGCTATTCGCAAATAGCGAACGCAAACGCCGACTGAAGGAACGCTCTTTAACCTAAACCATTAAGGAGAAACCTAATGTCAAAAGTCGTTTATAGAGGGTGTCAATATGACACCGAAGATGCTAAAAAAGAGTATGTGTCTTGGTATAATCAAACTCATGCTCCTGCCCATCCACAAAACAAATATCGTGGAGTAGCATATCGCCCTTGTAATAATAACAAGGAGGTATCAAAATGAATACCTACTTCGTTCGCTACCTCAAGAAAAAAGCAAAGAAGGAAAAACTTCTTAAAGCAGCACAACTGAATATGGCAAAGCAACCACAAGTTGCTTAATGTAAGAGGGGACTTGACTCCCCTCTTTTTTTTAACTATAATTACCTTTGTCAGGGTTGATAAAAATGGATAGAGAAAAGCTTAAGCTGATTGTCAGAAACCTTGAGTCTCTGGTAGAATGTTTAAAGTCAGAAGTTTATTCTGATGCGGATGATGTGGATGATTATAAGTCTCCACAATATGAAGAAGTTGCCCCTTACCTTTCAGATTACGACGAAGTATTTTATGACGGAGATGATGATGGATATCCCGAATGATTTTGAGTTTATGAAACCAGAAGTAAAACTCATTAGTGTTACTCCCGACGCAGAAAAGCACATGGCATATTGTGCTCGGGTAAGTAATCCTGCCAATCAAGAAAACGAAAAATTTTCTGGACTTCTCAAGTATTGTATTCAGCATCAACACTGGAGCATCTTTGAGCAAGCTACCATGACAGTTGAGATTAATACTACAAGAGGTATCGCGGCACAAATACTCCGACATAGGAGCTTTACATATCAAGAATTTTCGCAACGGTATGCTGATACAAATCTTCTGAGTAAGACTATTCCTCTTCCTGAACTGCGTAGACAGGATACAAAGAATCGTCAGAACAGTATCGATAACATTCCTGATTATTTGAAACTGGTTCTGCTGGAAGACATTCGTGTTCTGTTTGAGCACTCTCAGAGGACCTACAACCGCCTTCTAGAAGCAGGAGTGGCAAAGGAGTGTGCTAGGTTCGTTCTGCCCCTAGCAACGCCCACAAGACTCTATATGACCGGTTCTGTAAGGTCATGGATCCATTACATTGATTTGCGTTCAGCGCACGGAACACAGAAGGAACATATGGAGATTGCTGAATTGGTTCGTTGTATTTTTACCTGTCAATTCCCCGCTGTATCAGAAGCACTTGGTTGGACTCGTGAGGATTGTCCAGAATGTATTGATCCCCCTTCTATTACTATTGAATAAATATTCCTATATTTTTATGTAATCTATGGCAACTTACCCTGTTATTAACAAAGTAACTGGAGAACAAAAAGAAGTAGTTCTCAGTGTTCATGCTTGGGACCAATGGAAAACAGATAACCCAGATTGGGATAGAGATTGGTCTGATCCTTCAACGTGTCCAAACTCAGGAGAAGTTGGAGAGGTGTATGATAGGTTAGTTAAAAGTAAACCTGGATGGAACGATGTTCTTCATAGAGTATCAAAAGTTCCTGGCTCTACTGTAAAACCTATCTAATATTTAAACATGCCTGCCAAAAGAAACGTTCCCAAATCTCCAGTACCATTTGGAATGAGCAATAAACAAATGAAGAGAAAGAAACCAATTAATGCCGATTTGATGAGGACGATTGAGCCTCTAACAGAAAATCAAAAAGAACTTTTTCGTTGTTATAAAAACGACCAAAACCTAGTCGCATATGGTTGCGCTGGTACGGGTAAAACATTCATTACTCTCTACAACGCTCTCCGTGATGTTTTGAATGAAAAGACTCCTTACGAAAAAATCTATATCGTTAGGTCTCTTGTTGCTACTCGGGAAATTGGTTTTCTTCCTGGTGATCATGAGGACAAGTCCTCACTTTACCAAATTCCTTATAAGAACATGGTGAAGTTTATGTTTGAGATGCCAGATGAATCTTCATTTGAAATGCTCTATGGAAACCTCAAGACTCAAGGTACGATTAGTTTTTGGAGTACTTCTTTTATTCGCGGAACTACTCTGGACAACGCTATCATTATCGTAGATGAATTTCAGAACTTGAATTATCACGAACTTGATAGTATAATTACTCGTGTTGGTGAAAATAGCAAGATTATGTTCTGTGGTGATGCCACTCAATCTGATCTTCTAAAGACGAATGAAAAGAATGGAATCATTGACTTCATGAAAGTTCTTCGTATCATGCCTTCAATTGATATTATTGAATTTGGAGTTGACGACATTGTTCGCTCTGGATTGGTGAAAGAATACATCCTTGCGAAAATGGAAGTTGGTCTATGAGTTTTATTCATTGTAATTTTTTAGGTGAGCTTGAATTAGAAAAGAAAGAACAAAATGGCATTCGTCTCTATAATCTTCCCAATGGAGACTGGGTGCCTTCTATTACCTCTGTAACTTCTTTCTATAATCGTCAAATCTTTGTGAAGTGGCGTGAGCGTGTTGGTCTTGAAGAGGCAAATCGTATCACCAAAAGAGCAACCGCAAGAGGAACAGACTTTCACCAAGTTTGTCAGGACTATCTTGAAAACAAAGAACTGAACTGGGATGATTATCAACCCCTAACAAAGTTTATGTTCTATCATATCAAACCTGAACTTGATAAGATAAATAATATTCATGCGATTGAAAGAACTCTCTACTCCGAATACTACGGACTTGCGGGGCGAGTTGATTGTATTGCGGAGTATGAAGGAGAACTTGCTGTAATCGATTTCAAAACATCAGACAAAATTAAACCAGAGGAGTGGATTGAAAACTATTTCGTTCAAGAAATGTTTTATGCCGCTGCTTACTATGAGTTGACTGAAATCCCTATTAAAAAACTTATTACTTTGATGGTAACTCCTAGCGGAGAAGTCAAAGTGTTTGACAAAAGGAACAAAGGGGATTATATTAAACTATTAGTTCGTTATATTAAAGAATTTGTACATCACAATATTAGGTCAGATGGAGAATGAATTAGAGAAAGTTTTAGAGAACAAATTCTTCTGCCCATCACGTTTTGCTCAAGAGATTGAATCTCTTGTTCAAGAGAATGGTGATATGAATTATATTGACGCCATCGTTTATTTCTGCGAACAAAACAACATTGATGTTGAATCAGTTCCTAAACTTATTTCAAAACCTCTTAAGGAAAAAATTAAGTATGAAGCAATGGAACTTAACTTTCTGAAGAGAAGTTCCAGAGCGAAGTTACCTCTTTGATGAATGATGCCCGTTGATGCCTACCGTTGTTATCTGTCTTTGAAAAATCATTTTACAAAAGACAGTTATGATTATCACAAATACTGTGGTAAAAGTCGTGCGACTGTTCAATCCTTTTACAAACGCAAGGATCGTTTCTGGTTTGAAAAAGTTTCACGTCAAAAATCTGATGAAGAAATTGTAGGATTTTTTGTATCTAACTTTATCACATGTACTGACCCAGGTAAATTGTGGATTGGTGAGATGATGCGCGAAGGTGAGAGTAGATATGAAGCCTGGAAGAAAAGAAATCAATCTCTTTCATATCTCTTTAAAGAAGAAACGCAAAGTTTGTTTGAGAATCAAAAAGTAAATGATGTCTTTGATTGCTCAAAGGGTCATCCACCAGTACTTAAAAATTTCCTGAACGGTAAAATTAGCCCAGAAACACTGGTCATTTATGATAAAATTTTCCTGTTCGGGAAAGATTTTGATAAGAAACTACAAGACCCAGTGTGGGAAACCGTAAGTTTAAAAATCAAAAAATACAGTCCATTCCTAAATATTGATGTACAGCGTTATAAAAATATTCTAAAAGAGATTGTTTTGGGGGGTTCATGAGTTTCTTCAAATCTGATGTTGTGAGAGCAGAGATTGCTGAAATCAACGAACTACAAGAAGACGTTTATAAGAATGTCTTTAAGTTTCCTACAATGACAAAGGAAGAAAAACTTGAGCATGTTGAATTGTTAGAAAGACTTCTTGATAAACAAAAAGTTCTTTACACAAGATTGAGTTTGTCTGACGATCCCGAAGCAGTTACGATGAAAGAACGTATTGTTCAATCTGCCACAATGATGGGTCTACCACCAAATGTGGATATGAATATCATCTTTAACAACATGTCTAGTATGTTGGAAGTGATGAAGAAACAGATTGACAAAACGGGTTCTGACCTGTAGAATAACGAAGTACACAAAAGCCAAATCCGTACAAATCCGAGGTAATCTAATGTCTTTCGCTGACCTTAAAAAACAATCTTCTCTTGGTTCTCTTACGCAGAAACTTGTAAAAGAAGTAGAGAAGATGAGTACAACTTCTGGTGGCGCCGATGAGCGTCTCTGGAAACCCGAAATGGATAAGACTGGTAATGGTTTCGCAGTCATCCGTTTCCTTCCCGCACCTGAAGGAGAAGAACTCCCTTGGGCAAAGGTTTATTCTCATGCCTTCCAAGGTCCTGGTGGTTGGTACATTGAGAACTCTCTGACTACTCTTGGTCAGAAAGATCCCGTGTCCGAATACAATCGTGAACTCTGGAACAGTGGTAATGAGAAAGATAAAGAAACTGTTCGTAAGCAGAAGCGTAAACTGTCTTACTATTCCAACATCTATGTGGTAAAGGATCCTGCTAATCCTGCTAACGAAGGTAAAGTCTTCCTGTTCAAATACGGTAAGAAAATCTTCGATAAAGTTATGGAAGCAATGCAACCTGAGTTTGAAGATGAGACTCCTATCAATCCTTTTGACTTCTGGCAAGGTGCTAACTTCAAACTCAAACTGGTGAAGAAGGATGGTTACTGGAACTATGATAAGTCAGAGTTTGATCGTGTTGCTCCTCTTCTGGATGATGACGATGCTCTGGAAGCAGTTTGGAAGAAGCAATATTCTCTGACTGCTGTAACTGCTCCTGACCAATTCAAGTCTTATGAGGATCTTGAAAAGCGTCTGAAGTATGTTCTTGGTCAAAAGAATGCTCCTCGTCCTCGTCTGGATGAAGAAGTTGATGATGAAGATAATGATCGTGGTTCTTATACTCCTGACTTTACTTCACGTCGCCCTGAACCAGAACTTCCTGTTGTGAGTTCTTCTTCTAATGACGATGATGAAGATGATGCCCTCTCTTACTTCCAGCGTCTTGCTGAAGAATGATCATTCATAAAGTCTGATATTATCAGCACGTTTTAGGGTTTCACTCACATACTGGGTGGAACCCTCTTTATATGCCATAATTTCTTCCATATCATTTAGAATGATACCAAGATACTCTTGCTTTAGAATAAAGATATTTCTCTTATTATTTTCAAGACTTTCTTCATACTCATAGTTAGTGATTGG